GATTTCTAAATTGTTGTATCCATCTTATACAGATAAGCATTCAATAACAATTCCAACGGATAAATCGTTTGATGTTTTGGGTAATCATTCTTACGACATACTCACTAAATTAGGAGACAAAGAGATTGGAGAAGGAGCTGGTATAGTAAAGCCAAATTATCCAGATTGGGAGGATTTAAAATGGGGCTCATTTACAAAACAATTTCAAAGATATAAACAGACACATCCAAGCTCAAGTATTTCTAACTTGGAAGAATTCGCTAAAAGTATTTTGAGAAATCCAAACGATTACCACCCCAGAACACTTAAACGAGCCAGATTTTATTTAAATGTTATTTTGAAGAAGAAAGGTGGAAAAAGGTGCGTAGGTGAAAGTGAAAGCTCAAGTGAAGATGAATGTGAATACCCAAATTGTAGATATTAATATATTATATTAAAATGACTTAAAGAACTATATAATATATTAAAACGACTTAAAGAACCAAATTTACAACAAATATTTTGTAGGACAATTTCTAACAGAAGCTTCCCAAATAGTAGGAATGGCTTTTGGCTTACTTCTGTTTCCGCCCATTTTTCGGCCACTACCAGTTCCAGTAGAGCTTATTGATGCTGTTTCGGCTGGAACACCATTATCATCTAATCTTTCGCCAGTTTCAACCAATTCCCTTACCTCTGGATTGACAAACCATTTATTATTAGAAGGTATATAAAACGGAGGAGCAATAGCTTCATTTTGTTTAAAAGAATTAACAACAATCAACAAATCCATTCTTAATTTATCTAATTCTTCTTTCATTACTTTAATAATTTGGTCTCCGTATTGTAGAGTTTCATTTATAATTGTAAATACGGAAACTTCAGTATATACTCCCCTTTTTATTGATTTCGCATTACTAAAATCTTTCCATCCTTCGGTTAAAACATCGTAGTATTGTTTAAGCTGTTGTAATTGAATTTGAGATAATTTCTGTAGTGCTGGTTTGATTTTTGAAATCAACAAAATATCGGCCTCACGACATTTTTTAGTAATTAATTGTAAAACTTGGGATAATGTGATATTTCCTATAATAGTTGAAGGTTTTAGGTTGACAACATCTTCACCCAAATCGGCTGGGTCTGGACTGCCGTAAGGAGCTCTGCCTCTTGGTCTTCCATCACCATCATCATCATCGTCATCATCATCATTATCATCTGGATACCTTCCGCCATTATCCCATCTGTAATTTTCAAATGGGTCGTATCGGTCGTATGGGTCGTAGCTTCTTTCCTCGTTTTCTGGGTCTTCATCATCTCCGTCAGCTACAGCTCCAGTAGTTTCTAATCGGTTTCCATATTCTAAAAGAGGGTAAGGAGTATATCTACCACTTGGTTCTCTGGAAATAAGAGTAGAAGGCATCGCTTCTCTGGCTGGACTTCTACCAAAAAACCTATTAATACTTTGTTGAGTTAATCTGTCTCGTCTTTGGGAAGGGGTTTCATCTTCAATTTCTAATTGAATATTTTGTCTTGTTTTTGATTTTCTGGGTGATTTATCTTTTGAACCTTTCTTTCTTCCTTCACCTCTCATTCTACCTTGTTCTCCATATAAAGCGAATAAATCAGCCAATCTGTCTTCCACAAAATCAATATCAGCTCTTCTATTAATTTCATCAGCTCTTTCCCTTTCTCTATCTAACTCGTTAAATTTGATTTGAGCTTCACGGAAAGCCAGATTTTTACCAGTAGTAAATAATTGTTGAATATCCAAAATTTTAGTTCCCAACTCACTCATATTACCTTCCAAATTTCTTTCGGCATCCATACTGGATAGAGTAGCTTGGTCTGGGTCAAAAAGAGGATTTTTCATTTGTTCTAATGAGATTGTAGCCAATCTTTTACTGGCTTGAATAATATTATCTGGGTTATAATCCAAATTGTTCTTTCTCGGCAATAACGGCATTTATATAATATAAATATATTTTTATTTTCATATTATATTTAAACAGCCCTAAATCTATATTTATTTTTTGTAAAGGCCGTGTTCTTTTACATATTTACTGGCTTGAGGTAATGACATCCCTTTTTCAGCCATTATTCTTTTAACAATAGCACCTCTTTCGCTGGGCTTTCTTCCAGAACCAGAAACAGATGGAACTGGTGGGTTATAAGAAGCCAAAGCTGGGGGCATCAAACCAGTATTAATGTGAAATTGACTGGGAACATCTTTAATTAAAGCACCAGCTTTGGCTTTGGGTGGGGCTCTTCTTCTGGCTCGTCCCAAACCCATTAACAAGGGCAAGAAAGGAGCGACAGCTTGAGTGACTTTACCAATATCACCCAAAGCATCTCCACCATACATTTTTGGTTCTCGTCCCATCGCCATTAGAAGAGGAGCAAAAGGAGCTATAGCTTGAGAAACCTTACCTAAATCGTCAGCCCAATTACCACCGCAAGGATGAGGAGGCATCGCTTCACCACGACCCAGACCAGCCAACAAGGGCAAAAATGGAGCGACGGCTTGGGATACCTTACCTAAATCATCTAAAACTGAACCACCATACATTCCTTTACCTTGAAGCATCGTTCTTATATCCATTTGGCCTTTGGGAGGGGCTTTGGGTTTTCTACCCTTTTTAGCTTTGGGAGGGAGGATATATTCTTCTTCTTCTTCACTATCATTTTCAATAATTAATTTCTTCTTTTTGGGAGCTTTTGTTCCCTTCTTTTTGGGAACATTTTTACCTTTAAAAGTATTCCACATATCACTTGGTTTGTAAGAACCAGTATAGTTCTCACCCATTAATTTAGCGTAATTCACCAAATTTCCAGAAGGGCGTTTGATTTTATTAACACTAAAAGCTGGATTTCTTGAGGCAACAATTTTAGCAACCAAACCAGAATTTTTTGTTCCACCTCGTTTTTCTTTAAGTTGTTGTTTTAAATATTCTTTTCCTTCTGGAACAACTACATCTTGGAATACTTCTTTGGCTACTGGAGCTAAAGCGTGTCCTACTTGAGTAAATCCCTTTTTAAATGTGTCAAAAACTCCAGCTCCAGAATGAACGCCTCCAGAATGAACCCCACCAGTATAAGTAGGATGATTTGAAAGAGGAGTAACATTATCCATTCCCAAAACAGAGCCTCCAGTTGTAGGCATCGTTCTAATACCGTGTCCGTCTGCTCCAATCAAAAATCCACCTCTTTTACGGCCTTTTCCAGACCTATAATTTTGTATTTGTTCTCTGGCTAAATCCTTACCTATTTCAGTAGCGATAGGAAGGGCTACTTGACCGACAGCACTAACCCCTTGTTTCAATCCAGTTCCAAAATCACTCCAAAAAGAGCCACCCAACATATCTGGTTGAGCTGTTCCTAAATGTCCCACGCTTAATGAACTGGGATAATCATATTCAGTAGAAGCTGGAAGAACAAATTTTCTCATTCTTTTACCCCCAAACATCGTAGGTTGAGGTAAAGCTCCTAATATTCCTCTGTCAATATTGTCTAAAAGATAATTGGCGATTAAATCGTTATATTCCTTGATGGAAGTAATTGAATTTCCAAATTCCGTCATTATAATATTAGTAAATATATTATTTTTTGAAATAATATAATTAATTATAAACCATTTTTAATGCGTTTTTAATGGAAATCTAAAAACTTTTTTAAGCGAAATGTTTGGCGAGTTTTGATTTAGATTTTCCGCCTTGACTAATAGAACCACCAGACATCGCACCAGCACTACTAACTCCACCAGAAGTAGCCCCACCAATATTTATTCCAGCTTGTTTCATCATATCCTTAATCTGGGAAGGGAGCATTCCGCTCATATTTTTAATCATACTCAATACATTACCCATTCCCATATTTCCAAGTTGGCCTCCAACGAGGCGTTTGTATTCAACAGAGGTTAAAGAACTTTGAGGGTTTTGTTCCTTTGTTCTTAAAACTTGTTCTTTGGTGAGAATACCAGTAAAGATTTGAGATGTTCCTTGTTGAGTGGCGAATATACCGCTATTCATCGTAACAATACACAATTCAGGGGCTACTTCAAAATCGTATTGATTGAAAACATCAATATTGAACTGGAACTGGTATTGACCTAAAGATGAAGCACTCAAATACGAAGGAAGACTGAAATTATAAACTGGGGACAATACCAAAAGAGCACCAGTAGTGGGAACGACTGAAACGCCACCAGTAGCGTTGTTGTTTACATCAGCTTCACCTCTAAATTCGTGGAAAGATTGAGATGAGCCGTTGGCGAAAGAAATATTGTATAAATCTTGTTGAGTAGCTGTAGAAAGGAGACCAGAAGCGTTGTTAAAATTAACGCTAATCTTACTAATACCCAAGAAAGAGCTGGTATAATAATAATTTTGAGATGACATCGGCACACGAGCACAAATTAGTATCAAATCTGGAACTTGATTGAGCTGGATGCTTTGAGATGTAATGGTTGAAGTTCCCTTTGAAGCAATTGAAGTGGAGTTGTTAAAAGTAGTTAAATATCTTGGGTAGTCCAAATAGGGAACAACATTCTTGGTTGAAATCTTGGCGTATTGTTCTGGCTGGAGGGAAAGGAAATTGAAGAGCAATCTGGTATTGGTAAACCCTGTGGCTTGAGCTGTTCCACCGTTGGGAGCGTCAGCCCATCCAAGAGAAATACCACTAATGTATCCAGTTAATCCGTCTCCACCAGCATTTACCGTAGTATTAGCAGTTGAGAAGAGACGCTTACAAGTGCTATCAACATTCAAAACCATACTCATATTATTAACCCCAACTAAACCAGCACTCATATTGGGCTGTTGGTTGATGAAGGGAGAAAGAGCCAAAAAGGGTTCAGTCAAAGTCACCTTAATAAAGATTTTCCAAGTGTTAGTGGCTGGGTCAGTTGAAATAGGGCTATTATCAGCAAAAACACCTCCTACATATCTGTCAATTTGGAGGAAATCTAATTTGAAAGCACCACGAGGGGTGAAATCGGTGTCGTAAGACATATTGTTATAAGACGCTAAAGGGTTGGAGTTTGAACCAACGCCATACTGGTATTCACCCCAAGTTTGGTCTGGAAGTGATGCTGTAAGGGTGTTGTATCTCTGGAGCATTTCGCTACTATTCATTCTCATCAACATCGGTAGGACATCTTGAAGATTGGTTGAGACACTCACATTATTAATTGTAGCTTGAGTTGTAGTAAATAAAGAGTTCAAAGGAAAAGCTTGGAGACTTTCGGTTAAACCATATTGGAAAACTTTAGCTCCAATTGGGACTGGATAACTCGCACCACCAGCACTAATTTCAAAGGCCAAAGATGATGATAGGAGCAAGTGGCGGTCAATTACAATATTTTCACTTGGGACTTGAATATTAAAAACGATAGAACTATTGGAGGCACTAACGGCTTGGAATTGTTGGAAAGTGGATTGAGAAGCTCCGCTCAAAACGCCAAATCCTTCAGTTGAGGTAATATCAGCAATTCGGCTGTCTTCAATTAAAACACATCTAAAGTCGCTCATTTTATAATATAATATAACATTTTATTTTTTGGAATTAAAATTTTATTCTTCTAAAATTCTGGATTTGACTAAATACTTTTAAGAAGTTGAACCACCACTTCCCTTTCTGGTAAAAAGCATTTTAATTGTAGCTGTTGAACCAGAAGATAATTTGAAGGGAAACAATTTTCCAGTTCTGGATTTCCAATAGACATTTAAGTCTAAATTGTAAATGGGAGTATTTCCTACTAAATTAATTAATCGGTATTGAGCTGAAGGGGTATAAACAATATTGGGTTTATAAACCCCAGTATCACTAACAAAATCAGTAATAATTTGACTAATATTAGAATTATTCCCTCCATTATTATAGACAGCTCCGTTCAAAAATAATAGTGGAGAACTAATATTGGCTGGAACAACTGGTAGAGTATTTGAAGTAAAAACAATTGAAGTAATGGGCGTCCAAAGAGCTATAGTGCTATATTCTTGAACTATTTGTAAAGCGTCATATTGGTTGACTGGAAGGGCGGTTGGAGGAAATTTAACTATATTAGCTCCACCAAATCCATCCATTATCAACTGAATATTTTTTCCGTTGGCTATTCCAACAGTTCCCTTAACTAATACTGGGAAACTGCTAAATATTTGGTAAAGGGCTGGGTTCATATAAATTTCAATAGGGTTATAAGGTATTGTTCCAGTTGGAGAATATCCAACCACTTCTGCTGTTAGAATGGCCGTATCGGTTGTCGTGTCCCAAGATAAGCTGGGAGCGTTTGGTGATGGAAGCACTAAACCAGCTGTGGTGACTTGAAGGTCTAAAGCCGTATAACAAGCCGTAAATGCGTTATTAACCAATTGTATCCAGTATTGATAATTCAAAATCTCGTAATAGCCAGTTTCGTTATTTTGTAGCCCATCTGCGGTTTGACTTGGTGGTGCTGGAACGATGACTGATGGAGCTGTGATTTGAGGAATGAAAGTAATAAAAGTTTGTTGGTTGAAAACTTGAAAAGGAGCTACTGGATTAGTCCAGCTCAAAGTAACAGAATAAATTGTTAAATCCCTATTACCTTGATTTGGTTGAATTACTGGAATAAAAACTGGAAGCGTAGGAGTGTCTAAAGTAAAACGGATAATGCTTAAGTAATAACTTTCTGGGTCGTAAATGAATGGAGTGTTTCTGGTCTCATTAAAATATAATGATGGAGGGTTTTGGTCTATTGTTTCTATATTTGTAATAGTCACATCGTAATAGACATTATCACCAGTATCAGCGAAAGTGTAAGACATTTTATAATATAGTGCTATAAAAAAATCTAAATGTTATTCTAAATAAAAATGTTCTTTTTTTGGTTGTAATACTTATATATAGATGTTTGAAAAGGACTTAAAAAGACAAATCTAAAGAAATCTAAACGAAATCTAAAGAAATCTAACAGCACTATACCAGAAATCTAACCAACTCTATATATCTGTTGGTAATAATTTTAAAATTATTACCATTAGACATCTAACAGAAATCTAAATTCTTTTAGATTTTTGCTGTGTATCTGTATTTAGATTTTCTTTGATTATTTCTTGAAGAAATCTAACTGAAGAAGCTTGACTTGACTTATACCCATCTGGTTTCCCACCTTGTATAGGTATGGCGACACTTTGAGGATAGACTTGGCCGTTCCATTTCCAAGATTTCGTTGCTAAATAATCCATTTATAATAATACAATATTAAAAATGGATTGGATTTTAAGCTATTTTAACAATTGTTCTATTGCGAATGGTTAGAGTTGGAGCGGTTGTTAAAAATGCCCCA